ATGAAAAGATATTCTACTGGCTTCATATCGAATTTTACTTTGTACTATTCTTTTGCGATTATACTGATTCATCACCGCAGTATCAATCTTAAATTTAGGAAGGTCAATACTTTTAACCAGCATACCAATAGTTTCCACAGTACCTGATCCATACGCGGCCTGTAATTGTGGAATTTGTCCAGTGTTTATGTTAAAATAAACGTGGTATAAAAATTTAAGACGTGGAGTTAATTGATACCCGTTGGGTATAAAAGTTCTTGCTGCATGGGTGTAGTCTTTTAGACCAGGTACACTATCTATACCTTGTCCGAATCCCTGTAATAGACTGCTACCCTGGCCAAAATAACCGGTGCCTACGCTCATATAGATTAGAAGGCGTTAGTATTTACAGCAGCCGCTCCAGTAGCAAGAGTTCCAACTGTATGGGGAATTGTCTGGCCAACGCCGTTCGGAACACCAGCAGTATTAACTTGAATGGCATTGTCAAAGGTAATGCTCAATGCAATTTTAACTGCTTCAGAAGTTTCATATGCCATTTTACCATAGTCAGCAGATTTTAAATAGCAACCAAGTATGTCCCATTCTTCCAATACGACTGGCTCATTTGTACCATTACCACCGTCAAGTACTTGTAATTGTATTGTAAATTTGTAATCAATTGCAGATGCTGCTGAACTCTGTTCCATGAAATCTAATTGTTTCTGTAATTGTTCGCCAACTAATCGACTTACGTTTCCCTGTGCATCATCACGTAATGTACAGGTCATATCACTCCATGTATGTTTTCCAGCCATTTTAATTGTGCTGTTATAAATTGGTAATTTAATTTCAGCGAAATCAACTTTTGGTCGAGAAATATCCATAACTTGTTTAGATAATTCTGTAGTAGGTGTACTAACTCCAAAATTATTGAAAAACACACGGAAGCGGTACGACAACTTGGGCATTAACATACCCTGTGTTGATGGACTTTGACCGTTTGCACCTAGTGGAGCAGTCATGTTAGTTAGTGAGGATGTTGCCATTTCTTAATCTCCGATATACTTTATTTAGTTAATAAAGTTGGGCTTTTCGCCCAACTTTCTTTAAGCAGCAGCCTGCGCCGCAATTGCTCCAGTGTTTTGAATACGTAATGGAATATAAATAAATTCCACAGCTTTAACTGGTTCAATTGCGATATCAACCCATAACTGATTCTGATCAATTGTCGTTGGGGTATTATTAGTATTATCACATACCACCAGATAATCATAAAGACCACGTTTAGCCACCAGGTCAATCATTAAACTTACGATTGTATTACTGATTTCAGTACGTGTAATCTGATCATTAGGTTCAAACAGATATTGTTTACCAATTTGGTTAAGTCGAGTACGTAGGTAACAGACCAAACGAGCTACGTTAATCCGATCCAGTGCGGTAGCCGTTCCCTGTAATGTTTTATTACCAAAGTTAGTAATACCTACACCTGGAATAAAGGTAATTGGATTAATATTGTTTGGATATAATACATCACGTAGAGCTTGGCCCACACTTAATGTTTCAAATGCGCCAGTAGTAGGACTTAGGTAACCCAATTGGAATGCATTATCAACTAAACCACGACGTGTTCCTGCAGGTGCTAACCAGGGGTAAGCAACTTCATCACTACGGATAATCGTACGGATCATCATGTGACTTGGATATGTAACTGCATCATTTCCAGTTAAGTCAGTAGTCATGCAACTTGGATAGAATGTTGCACCGTAACTGTCACCTGTTGCCAAGTTACCGTCACCTGTTGGTAATCCTAATCCGTTGTTGTTGGTTGCCCAATTAGCAACATTACCGGGTGTTAAACGTAATGGTGTATCAATAATAGCAAACGCTACATTGTTAATTTCATTGTTTAATGCTACCATGTTTAGAGCACACTCTGGATAACCAGTTACTGCAATTAGGTTATACGAGTTTTGTTCTTCGCGGATCTGTGTGTTTGTTTCCAATGCAGCATTCATAGCAGCAACTATAATTGCTCTCTGTGAATGACGGCCCATGTACGGTGCTCCATCTGGACGAGTGCCAGTGGCCGAATTCCATGTATTAGTTACAGTTTGGATAGACCAATATGTAGAACTTGTATCAGGAGCGTTATTAGTACTATTTTGAATACAAACATACACAATATTATTATATTGAACATATTGACCAATAGTGTACGTTGTCAGAGAAGACCAATCGTAAGTTGGCCATGCTTGATTATTCCAAGCATTTAATTCAAATGTCTTAACATTGAATCCTGAACGACGAGTATTCCATAACAGAATGCCGGTTGGCGATAGTTCTGCATTAGGTGCGTCTGGATCTAAGTAATTACTGGTCAACAGACTTTCGATTGTTGGCAGCGGATCACTTACAGGATCTGTTGTACCATTAGGAGCCCAGCGTGCATCAGCGAATATAATTCCATTTGATTCTGTTGAATTTGTATTGTTAAGTTGTACCCATTGTGGCACACCGTTAACATTTTCCCAACGATATAACGCTGGATAATTTTCTAAATCATTAGAATCAACCCACAAATCACCATATACTAGAGGACTTTGTGCTTGATCTGTCTGTGTCGTTGGCGCATTAGTACTGATAATAGGACCAGCAGCATTACATAGAGTTAAGTTATAACCACGTGCATCAGAAGTAACTGTTTGATAGCCGACCCATGTTCCATTATGCTGAATCATAATATCAACTTGTGTGGGATCGCTGTAATACCAGTATGTACCGGTTGCAGGATTCTCATTTGGAGTCGAGTTAGATGCAACATATGTAAATGTTGGATCGCTTACCCAATTGCTTAATCTGATACCAGAGTCAATACCATTAATATAATTTTGACTGCATAGGAATGTACTTGTTGTAAATCCTGCTGTAGTGATAGGAGTGCCGGTAACGTTAGTTAGTACGATATCACCACCTGCGCTGTGGGTAAACACAATGGCACCTGTACTGGCAATAGTGGCGCTAACATAAGGAATAGCTGCCGAACTTACCGCTGCTATAAAATCACTTGGTGAGGTACCGGATATTGTGCAAGTTACTGCATTAGTATTACTTGCTGTACCTGGCTGTGTTGCTATGATAGTGAATTGATTACCTGATACAAATGTTTGTGACGTTGCATCACCAGTAACAATAGTTGGGCCTGCCACGTAGCGTTCGTAAATTGTAAATCCAGCAGTACCATTATCAAATGGTTCGTAACGACCATATAGTGTACCGGCAGGGATATTTTCACCGCCGCCCGATGGGTCTAATCCATAAATTGCCTGCCCATTATTAGCGTAATTTGTCACCGGCTGAACAACGAATATTCCCAGCGTGGAGTTGAATTTCTTTACCACTAGGTTTGCGCCTTTGTTCACAGCATTAGTTTTTTGCCATACTGATCCAGTTACACCGATAGCAGTCATACCGCCCTGGCTCCATGTTGGAACTTGATAGCTAGGAGATGCTTGGTAGAAAGGAATATAATGCGTACCTGCGGTGATACCCAAAGTAGTAAGAACAGTTCCTGAACCAGCAGCTATAACAACAGTACCGGTAGGAGCACCAACTCGACCGCCACTGGTATAAGACGCAGTGGCTGCGGAAGCATAACTCACAGATGTTGTTGTACATGCGGTAACTGTATAGTATCCATTGTATCCTGACGGTATAATATTGCTTACAGAAATTTTGCTACCAACAGCGTACGGCGCACTAGCCTGTGTGGCAAATGTTACGGTTGCTGTAGTGCCGTTGCCTGATGCTCCAGTTACGGCAATAGTTGAACCAGCTGCGGTGTCATCAGCATAAATGCTTAATTGGCCACCTACATTACCTGCATATACGCCAACTAAAGCAGCAGAAGTAATCGCATTAGCGATACCAGTAACTGTATTATTTGGACTTGCTGGAACTGTAATAACTGTGCCGTTAACTATAAATGTTTCTGCGGCAGTTATACTTGACGGAGTATTAACACCCTGTACTGTTG